TGCGCGCTCCTCGAGCTTCGGTGGCTGGCGGTGCTGTTGGCACACCGGGGACGTGCATTGTTGCGAATGCAGCATCCCCGATGCGTTTATACCATCAGCGTGAGTTGGCTGCAATAGCCGCTTCGATTGCCGAGCGTACGTCTGCGGCGCCACCCTTCGGCGCCGAAAGCGTCGGGCCGCCCGAAACACTGACGGCAGCCGCCCTGGCCTTTTGCGCGGCGCCGGTCAGCTGCTGAGCGCCCTTCGCCTTTGCGCGCTGCTCCAGCACGGCACGCACTCGTGGGTTAACGAGGCACGCCTGCTTGTACGCGTCCTGCAGCGATAGCTCGCGGCCACGTCGCTCGGCTACCTCGAGAATGTCTGCCATTTCTTCGCGCACGTCGTTGCCAAACTCGGCGCGGTCAAGGAACTGCTGCACCTCGCTCGCCGCCTCCTGCTGAGCGCGCTGTTGCTGGGCGAGCTGGGCCTGCTGGAACTGCGACATAAACTGCTGCACGGGCGCAAGCTGCTGTTGCAGCACTTGCTGCACTTGGCTCTGTACCGGGTCCGCCTGCGGCACTTCTCCGGCGAGTGCGGCGTCAAGCGATTCGATAAAGTTCTGACCGAATCGGCCAACCCCGTACTGCTTAACCATCCCCGCAACAAGCTGCGCGAGCTCAGGCGCGGTACCCGTGCGCAGCTTGGCAGCAGTCGCCATCAAGTTGTCGATCGCCTGCAGTGGATTGCTGCCCTCGGCCTTGATAAACATCTCGTAAGGGCGAATGACACCCTGCAGCTGCTCAGTGAAACGGCGAGCCTCGGCCGTTTCTTGGAGAGTCGTCTGCATCTCGCGCTCGCGGCGGGCTACCTCGGCGCGAACTTCGGGTGGCAGCTTGCTCCAGTGCTCACGCACGTCGGGGCGCCAGGAAGCCGGAGCGCGCTCCTGCGGGGCAGCCTTTGGCTCTGACTTCGGACCAGGCTGTATGCCCTGCGCGGGCTCAGCAGCCGGCTCCGCCGCCGCTTCTGGCGCCACAGGCGGCTTGTCTTCCTTTGACTTAAATCGGCCTTTGTCGTCTCGGCCGTCGGGTTTGGGAGCGTCTTTGACCGGCTCCGACACGACGCTCGGCTCGGCCGACATAGCCGGCTCGCTGACCGGCTCGTTAATCGGCTCAGGTGCCGGGGCGTCAACGGTATCGTCGGCGGGGACTGCGGCCTCTAAGGCGTCGCGGATCGTGGTGGGTTCTGTCATGGGTTACCTTCGGTTTTGTAGTCGTTCAATCGCGTCTTTGATGTCCTGTCGGCGGACTGATCCGCCGTGCTGCATATAGTGTTCGCGCGCGCGCTTGGCCTTGTCCCATTGCGACTTAAAATCGTCGGCCGTGGTCAAGCCCATCTTGCGCATGTAGTCGCGGTGTTTCTTTCGGGTGCTAATGTCGGCCCCGTCAGTGGCGCGCAGTCCGTCGTAATGCCGATCGCCCCAGAGGCTGCCTAAGTGGTTAGCGGCGTCCTTTTTGCGGCCCGGCTGGTAGTCGGGGGTCAACTCGACCAGGTCTTTGACCTCGTCGTCCCAGATGTAGCGTTTGCGTGTCATTGTTGCTATAATCTCAACAGGAGGCAGACATGAAAGACGTAGTAATTGTGACGGGTGACAAAGTTGTGCGCGTGCCGCAATCGACGTGGCGCGCATTTCTTCGCGCTGCTGGCTTGGTAATCGATACGGGTGACATGTTTCCCCTACTCGACCAAGTCGTCTCGAGCGACGAGTTGCGAAAGGTCAAAGATCTCAAAATTGAGCTCGACGATCACAGCGACTCCTCGTCCTGACCCATTAGCGCCGCAGTGCCAACGCCAGCGGCGGCGACCCCATAAAGCGGCCCCATTTTGCGGATCAGGTTTTTGCGCAGCACTTCGTCAGGTGAGAGCCCAGTGATGCGCGACGTGCGCTCAATCGCTTCGTTGACGTGCTGGATCATCGGTTTGCCGGCGGTGCCTTTAAGCCCCGCCCACATTACGTCCTGAGCTTCTGCAGCCGGCACATTGTTCTGCCGCGCAAGATCCCCCACGATCCCTTCCATCACGCCGTACGAATCGCCAGGCGGCGCTTTGAGGCCCTTCTCGAATCCGCCGCTCATCTGCTCGTCGATCGTCGCGCGGTTGCGGTGGCCTTGGAAGTTGGCCGAGAAATTAAACCGCTTTGGCGTCTCACCGGCGACAAAGTTTCGGCCGCGGTTGATCACCTTGTCGTACATCTCCAGGTTGCCGCCGGCGTACCGGCCGCCGATCGGGAACGGCAGGTCGTAAGCCTTGTCAGGGATCGCCTGGCCGCGAGCGCGCTGGAAGTTGCCGTAGTGCGCCATCATCAAGTTGTCGGTCGGATCGGCGCCACCAGTCGTTGCAGCCATCGCATCCGCGAAATCAGTTTTAAACGCGGCGCGGCCTGCCTTTTCGCCGAGCTCGTCGGTGTAGGCTTTCTCGAGCTGGCCCATCGCGTACCAGCGCTGGGCGTTCGGGTCGGCGTTGCCACGCAAGAATGCCGCCTGCAGTCGCTGGCGCACTTCCGGCGTATCAAATCGCGACTTGTACTTGTCGATCGTCGCCTGCTTTTTTGGCAGCGCGTCGGTCAAGGTATCGCCCTGCAGCGGATACTTTGAGGCGTCGACGTAGTAACGATCGGCGACGTTGAAATACGGAGTGTAGTTGCCGGCGTCGATATCTTTCTGCGCAGCCTTGCGCGCTTTTTGAACCGCCTTGGCTTCCGGCGACAAATCTTTGCCGAGGAACTCCTCGCCCTTCTTCTTGTCGAGCTTCATTACCGGCGGCGCGCGGTCGGGATAATCGACCGCCACTTTGGCGGGATCGTATCCACGCAGAGCATCGACCGTGGCCTTAACGGCCTTTTTGCCCTTGCGCGCAGCGTTCGCCGTTTTGGCAACGCCGCCTACAATAGGCACACCGGCAGCAGCCGATAGCACCATGCCGAGTTTGTCGTTTTCGCGCCGGGCGCGCTCGAAGTCGCGACCAGCCTGCGCCGTGCCAACAACCGGCACAAATCCGAGCGCAATATCCGCGCCGATATCGGCTACGTCCTGATCGGCCGGCGAATCCAAAGAAATCAGGTTACGCGCGCGGCGCCGAAGCTCTTCGACGTACGGGTTCGCCATCTCTTACGCTCCCGGCAGGATTGGTGGAAGTTGCGGGTTAGGCTGCATCGCGGCCTGCGCCATTGGCGCGCGCATCGCGTTCAGCTGCAGTACCTTCTGCTCCGCTTCAGCGCGAGTATTGAGCGCTTTTGCCTTGCGCTCTTCGGCGCCGGCCATCTTCTCGGCGACTTCGGCCTGCTGCAGCGGCGACGGCTGCGGGGGCTGCATGCCCTGGTTCTGCATCTGCGCAATCGCCTGGTCGAGCACGCCCTCGATCTCGCCCGAAACACGGAACTTCGACACGCTCCACTGCAGCAAACGCAGCAAGTACGGAGCCGCGCCAGGGACAGCCTGCGCCATTGGCGAGACTTGCGAGATAAACGCACCGAGTCCTTGCATGAATTGAACGGCGGCGTCGCGCTCGGCGGCCCAGTCCATTGCGGCCATGCTGTCCGCCTCGACCGAGATGCGGTATTCAGCGAGCTCCTCGTCTTTGATCAACTCGATCGCCGCCTGCGCATACTGCGCATCCGGCGTGCGCATGATGTTTGAGCGCTGAGCGATTGTCTCGGGCTGGAAGTGCTTGGCAATAATCTCAGCCTTGATGCGAAGCGCCTCGGTAATCCACTCGGCGATGTAAAACTGCATCAGCTGGATGCGAGTCGAGCCGAACTGCGCCTTGATCTGCTGCGCGGTGGCGGTCTCCGACGCCCGTGACGATCCTCGCATTACGTCAGAGATGCCGAGCACCTCGTAGATCTGCACCGTCTTGTCCTGGCGGTACTGTCGCAGGCGGTCGATGCAATTGACGACCTGCTCGATCGGGGCAAAATCGACCTTACCCTTAACGCCGCCCGACTCGGCGAACATCGCCCAGTTGTCGACAGGGATAAGCTGATTCTCCGCGGCCTGCGAGAACATGCGGCCGACCGAATCTCCCGCGGCTTTGTCGTAGACGCCAGTTACTTTTGCGGCGCGGGTGAGCCAGGTGATGCGGGTATTGATCTCGTCGAGCTCGTTGAACTGGTCCTCGGCGAAAATGTAGTCCGCGCGCGGCATGAAGTTGCTTGAGGTGACGTTGGCGATCACCGGCTTCGGGCAGGGGAAGAACTTGTCGAGCCGTAGCGGGTCGTCCTTTACGTCGAGAATGATTTCGCACCCTTTGGCGAGCCAATAGACGCGCTTGTCTTCTTTGTTCCAGATCTCGAACACTTCCGCCTTCGACCACACGTCGTGCGCGGGCTGCATGTCGGCGGCGTCTTTTGGCGCCGTGCTCGAGGTTGGTACCTGCTTGGCGATGTCTTCGCCAAAGCGCTTCCCGAGCTGGTCTTTGGTCATGTACACACGTCGTGCGACCCATCGAACCTCGTTCCAAGTACGCGCGGGTGACCAGAAAAAATCCTTCCAGTAAATGTAATCGACCGGCGCGTCCTCGTTGACGATGCGCTCAAAGGTCGATGCGGGGGCGATCTCCTCGCCCGTGAGCGGGTCGAACTGCGCCGGGATCTCCTCGACGACGGTCTCGACCTCGTACCGCTCCCAAATCTGGCCCATGCCGACAATCAGCCAGTCCTCGATGCCCTGGCGAATCGCGGCGTCCCAGTCCGAGACATTGTCGTCGAACGAGCGATTGAGCATGCGCTGCATGATCTGCCCGGCCACGCGCGCCTGGTCGTCATCCGCGTCCAGGAAGGAGCGCGCCACAGACGCGCGTGGCGGTCGGGCGTAGAGCAAGCTCAGCAAAACCTTGGTGCTCGACCAGAACAGGTTGACTCGGGACTCGTCCTCGGCCCAGTCGTCGCGCTTGTCGAGGTAGCGCTGCGTGATCTTGTCGGCCTTGTCGTGGAACTTCTGGAGCTCCTTCTTCGACGCCTCGAGCTCGGTGCTCCAGCGCTGCGCGAGGCCTTGCGGGGTATCCGCAAAGTCCTTACTCGACTCGATTCGCGTACTGCTGTTTTCCATTACCCGATCCGCCGTGATTGTTTAGGCCGACAGTCCCACACGTCGTCGAGCGCGAAGCTGTAGCTGTTGCCCGAACGTATGGTGATTTTAGCATCAGCACTTGACAATTTACCAGAAATCGGTTTCGCGGCTAGCGCTAGGTATCTAAACGCGTCCGAGGCGTGCGAGTGCTGGTCGTGCTTCGGGCGGTTGCGATAAGTCTGCGTGCGCTCGTCCCATTCGCGCATGTACGCGCGCAGGTGCTCGAGCCCCTCGTACGTTGCCTTCTCGTCGAACCAGCATTTCGGCAGCACGATACGCGCCGCCTCGATGCCGTCCTGCAGCGACATCTCCGGCACTAGGCGCGGCGTGATGCCGGCGACCAGGAACTGCTCGATTATCGACTTGCCCGTTTGAAGGCTTTTGGCTTTCGCGTCGTGCGGGAGGAAGACTTGCCCGACTTTGTACGGCCGGGTTTGGACCCAGTCGATGTAGTGCCCGATCGCTTGTCCGTCGGCTTCGTAGAAGTCGACGATGCGGTATCCGTCTGGGGTGGTTTGCCATCCCCACCAGCTGCAGCTGTCGGTGTATCCAAGGTCGGCGACCAGATCCACAGGGAAATTCGGGTCAATAGCGAATTGACCCACTTGCTGACGTTCATAAAGCTCTCCGATTTGCTTGGCGTAGTACGCGCCCGGTACGGCCGCGTCGAAGGAAACCTCGTACTCGACCGCGTACGTCTCCTCGGTCATCTGCGCACGCGCGTCGCGCAGCTCCTCCTCGGGGAGAATTCCGGTCTTGCTTGCGGGTAACTCGAGCAGCAGGTGCGAGCTCGGGTTTAGCCGCGCCTCTTCGCGCATCTGCCAGAAGAAATTCTTACCAGCCGGAGTTCCGGCGAAGATCGCCGACCCGCCACGATCACTGAGGGCCGGTCTCAGTACGGAATACCAGGTGCTGGGGCGCATCTGCCCGACCTCGTCGAGCACGCATGCGTCGACGTATATGCCGCGCATCGCGTCTGGGTTGTCAGCGCCGCCGACGTAGATCGTCGAGTAGTCGCCCGGCTTGCCGTTGTGAATCGTGATCTTGAGCTCGCTCTCGTTGGGCGGCTTGGCCCATAGCGGCTTGGTCAGATCCTTGAGGTAGGCCCACGCGACCTTCTTCGCCTGCTCGCGAAACGGCGCTAGGTATACGACCTGGGGCTTGGGGTGCTTGCACTCAAGCGCGCTGATCACGAGGTCGGCGCACATGGCGACCGTTTTGCCAGCGCGGCGGTGAGCAACCACCACTGCCCAGCGCGCGGTGCGGTTGTGCAGTGGGGTGAAGACGGAGCGTGGCGCGTAGGTGTTGATGTCCATTTTTTCTCAACACCCCTTTTTTGGAATGCGAGAGAAGGGCGGCGGGGCCCCTCTACTCGCGACCCCCCGCCTGCCGATCGAATGGGGGGTGGGGGTCAGGAAATGCGCGGTCGGCCGGCCCGGCAGGCGCCTCGAGGGCTGGCCTCGGGTCTCCAACCCGAAGAGCTCCACCCTTTTCTACTGTCACATCAATGACTTGCGCATCGATGTCTCGCGATTGTGCCGTAAACGTGCCATTGCCCCCTACATTGCGCCCCTGTAGCCAAGGCAATTGCACAACTATTGCCCCGTCTACCTGTGCCTGCAGCTGTGCGGGGATCACCTTGGCGACCATCGTCGCGAAGATCTGCCGGTCCTGTACGCCGCCCTGGGCGCGCTCGATCAGCCAGCCGGCCAAGCCGTGCGGGTGGCAGTCGCGCGCGGCGATCTCGATCGCGTCCTTAATCGTGCGTGTAATGCGATCCTGAGAGCCTTTGGGGCGGCCTGGGCCGGGCACGCCTGTGCCCACGCGGGGGCGCTTGGCCGGCGCTGGCGGGCTCTCCGTAGGTTTAATGGCAGTTTCTGAAATCTCGGTCGCGACCGCGCTCATGCGTGGCGAGTCTGCCACTGCGATGCGCTATTCGCAACGTGCTGTTACAACCCCGACGCTAGTCGCCATCCAAACATGAACAGCGCCGCGACCCAATACGCCACGAACCCGAGCGCCGGCAGGCCGAGCACGACCGCGGCAATACCGCCAATCGTCCAGGCCCAGATCTCCTTGTCCTGCTCACTCATCGAGCACCTCCTCTGCCCCGCACCCTACCACGCCGCACTCTGCAACAAAGTTTGCTCCTGCTCCCCACACCCCTACTAGATGCGAGCGCGCGCACTTTTTTCGACCCCTTTTTGCCCCTCGCAGGGGGGATGGCCCCGCGCTGGACGCGCGGGCCATGCCATCCCCCGCCCTGCTGCGACTGCCTGCGATCGCTATAGCGGCCGCATGCGCACGACAGCGAGCGCGCAACCTAATTGCCCAAAGTGATCTAGCGCACATTCAAAAATAATTTTTGTGATGTTGTGATTTTCTCATTGCCAATGTGCGATACCGAACATAATATGTACCCATATCGGATGCATTTCCGACTACTAACGACGCAACACCAGGGGAGGAAAACAACATGAAAGTGACCGCCATTAGCCCCCGCATGGACCTCGCTCAGCTCGCCGAGATCGCCTGCTGCGATCGCGCCGAGGCGGCGTTTGTGCTCCTCGAGCTCATTGCCGAAGGGCACTGGGCGAAAAGCCTGGAGCACCTTGACCACAACGAGATTGCCCACGCCCTGAGCCGCGCCTGCGCCCGCATGGACCAGCTTGAGATCCCCTGTGAGTGACCGCATCGAATACCGCGGCCGCGAATCGCGCTACGGCAAGAACGTACACACGCTATGTGTACACGCCGACGACGTGACCGACCGCGAGCTCGTTGAGTACGTCGAGCGTGCCGGATTGGATCACGACTCGTTCGGCACGCACGTCGAGCGGTACCTGAGCGGCACCGCGCGTGTTCTTTTTTACACCGACTGATGCGATATTCGCACTGCGTATGAGAGAACACATCAACACACCCAACCCGGCCAAGGTCGCTGCCCTGCGCGAGGCGGTCGAGCGCGCAGACACGCTCGCCGTCGTCCAGGCGCGACTGATCGACAACCAACAACGCGTCATCGAGTTGCTTGAGGCGCGCATCAAAACGCTCGAGTCGATGGTGGCCGAGCTCAAATGCAACTACTGAGGAACCCGCCATGAGTTTTTGGGAATCGTTCTACCTCGTCGCCACGATCGTCTCTGCGATCTCGTCGGCACTATTGCTCGCCTGGTTCTTTTACGACGTGTTTTGGCGCCACGGCGAGCCCCGCACCGGCGGCCGCTACGAGCCAGACCGCGAGCAGCTGCGCAAGCTCCAGGCCAAGCGCCGCCAGGCACTACGCAACCTCGGCGACAAGTGGGTGCTGCACGACAGCCGCCCGGCTGTGAAGTGGGGCTATCGCCATGAATGACTTCATCACCCTTACCGGCCACACCGACCACTACAGCGTCGAGACCAAGCTCGACGAGCACACCACGAGCGACGAGGCCGTGCAGGCTTTTGCGCACTTTCTGCTCGGCATGGGTTACGCAATCGAAGCCGTCGCCGCCTCGCTTGAGAAAGTGTCGCATGAACTCTGACGCGCGCGCTGCCATGCGTGGCCTCTTGCGCCAGCTCTGCGAGGCCGTCGCTCGAGAGATGCAACTGCGCGCCGAGGTCCGACGCCTCGAGCGCGAACTGGAACAACTTAAAGCCGTGAAGCACTGACCTCCTGCCACGGCCCGCTCACGCACCGAGTAACCCCTAGAGACCGAGAGCTGCCCCGGTGGTGCGAGGCAGCAACTATATGCTCTACACACACTCTGGTTCCCTCCCCGTCCATCAGTACGTTTGGCTCGAGCCCGATGCAATCGGCAAACACGACTGGATACGCGGCGTCTGGTTCGCGATCACGTCTTACCCTGGCCGCGCGTTCGGGTGCCACATCCTGCTCGAGAACGGCGCCGTGTACCGCAACGTGCCGCTGCACAAAATCGCCACGCGCAAAGACGCAGCGCCCTGGACGCCCGCCGACGCCCAGACCTGGGACGCGTATGGGTGGCAGTTCGCCATGATCGAGTACCCGTTCCTGCAGGCGATGAACGCGCGCGTCAAGCTGCAAAACGGCGAAGAGCACGACGGCATGTACGTCTTCACGCTTGTGCCAGTCGGCGACGCGTTCAGCGCAGCGCCAGAGCAGTCCAAAGAATTCTATTTCATCGCGCTCGACAACGGCCGCTACACGTCGCAGCCCACCAACCAGGTGCTGGTCGATGACCGCTCGTTCGTCGACAAGCTCGAGTGGCCGACCTACCTCAAACGTCAGCGTGGCTGGTTTAGCGCGGAGGATCGCGAATGATCGACGATCAGTCAGAACCCGGCTCGTGGGTACGCGAGTGGGACTCACGCTCGCACACCAGCGCCGAGTACCGCGCCGAGATCCGCGAGCTGCGCGACCGGATCATCAGCTACCTGAGCGAGATTGCTCAGCTTCGCATTGAGCTTGCGACCGAGCGCGAGAAAACAAAACACCTGGAGATGGAGCCGTGACCCGCGACGACATGACCGACCTACGCAAAGCCGCAGAGGATGTGCTTGAGCATTGCACTGAAGTCGTGAGCGGTTGGCAGACCCTCGCACCGCTAAGCGTCACTGAAGCCGCTGTCGCATCGTTGAACAACCTCCGCGCCGCGTTGGATAAGCATAAAAAGCGTATGGCACGAGAGAAAAAGCGCGTGAAGCCGCGCGTACCGCCTTGGATGATGCGGCCATGACCCGCGACGACATCAACAGGCTTCTGGCCAAAGCCGTCAGCACAAGTAACGCGCAGGTTTGGACGTTATCACAGGAGCAGTTAGAGCAATTCGCCGTCCTTGTTGCCGCAGCCGAGCGGGAGGCGTGTGCGAAAGTGTGTGAGGAAAAAACGGCGTATCAAATGCAGATTCCATGCCCCGATGGAATACCGGGGTGTCTCGTGTTTCATGCAATAGAAGCAAGACGGGAGAAGACAGGATCAGAGTGCGCCGCCGCCATCCGTGCGAGGGGTAACGCGTAGCGTTATACGCTACAGCGTCACCTCCTCCCCCGCGGCGCTCAACGCGAGCGCCTTGTACTTCTTCCGGTTCGCCTCGTACTCCTGCTCGACGATCAGCCCCTCGCGCTGCATGTCATAGAGGATGCTGAAGAACTCGCCGCGCGCAATGCGCGGGAATGCCTTACTACCCGCAAGCACCTTGTAGGCGTTATTGTTGGCCGTCGCCGCCAGGCTGAGCTTCTGCCCGGCACGGATCGCGCTTGCCAATAGTTTGAGAATCGTTACGCGCTGCGAATTTCGCAACATTGAATCCGAAACAGAACCCGGCACGGTGCCGAATTGTCGGAATACTTTGGCCGCCTGGTCGAACTCGAGTCGGATCTCTTCCTGCAGTGGGCCGAGGTTGCACTTCTCGTGGCGCAACGTGACGACGCGATCGGTATCGCGCGTCATCGCCCAGCGCGAGCGGGCGGAGTTGTTCCAGGCTGTCGAGCCTGAGAACGTGCTGTTGGTGTCCTGCCCAGCACCCATGCGCACGCTCGCCTTGTCGACGTGAGCGAGCAGCAAGATCGCAGCGCCTGAGTGGTGTGCAATCGAGTTCAGCGCGCGCATAAAGCCACGCACCTCGGCTCGGTCGTTCTCGTTGGCGTTGAACACATCTGAGCTGTTATCAATCACCAAAACCTGCGCCTGGTGCTGCTCTGCAACATCCGCGAGCCACTGCATGCGCGCCGTCGGTGCGCCCTCGCGCCACATCACGCAATCGACCTGGGTCAGGTCGTACGCGACCAGGCGATCGTTGAGATCCGCCAGTGACGCGCCCATGTCGGCGACGATGTTCGCCAGGCGAAAGTGCACCGTGCGCGCCTCATCCTCGGCGCTAATAACAAGCACCCTCGCCGGCTCGAGCTCGTGCCCGAGGAACCGCCCGCCGAGCGCAAGCGCTGCCGCGAGCTGCAGGCTGAGGTTGGATTTACCGACGCCGCCGTTGGCGCTGAGCAGCGTCGTCGTGCGTGCCGGCAACCACCCCGCCCAGCGAAACGTGGCGGGCTCTGGGATCGTGCCAGCGAGGCTGCCCCAGTCCATTGGCGCAGGCTCGAGCGCGCCCTGAGCGGGCTCCTGCTTGCGACCGAGGTTGATCGTGACCGCGGGCAGCGGCTCGGGCCGGAATCGCTCCGCGCCCTGCACCATGCGCGGGATCTCGTTGTACCGCGATTGCCACCGCTCGAGCTCACTGGGTGAGCCTGGCCGCGCGGCGTCCATGACGCCCCGCAGCAAATTGACGACCGCCCCGCCGCTTGCGCCAGAGGCGACGAGCTTGGCTGAGAGCTTGACGAGCGGGTCGTGATAACTTTCGCCGCTCAGAATGCGTTGAATGAGCGCGCCATTCTCCGCATCGCTCGGGGTGTCCGTAGCGCGTGGCGCCACAGTCGCGACTCGCGCTTGAACTGCGTCGAGGTCGAGCCCGAAGACCGCGAGCGCATCCTCGAGCGTGTAACGAGCATTCGGATTCCACTGCACCATGCGCACCGGCGTGTTGCGTCCGCCCTTGCCGTTGGTGCCCACCGGAACACGGCAATAACGCACCGCGTTATTACCTGACGAATCGGCGCGTATTAGTCGCGCGTCCGCCATCGCCTGCATGACGGCGTCGATCAGTTTCGCGTTCCGTGTCGCAGAATCTGTTTCATCGAGCAGCACGCCGATCTGGTGATTTCCCGGCGAAGTCTCGATGACAAAGCTCGGCGTGCCGTTTAGTTCGTTCGGATCTGCGTCGTCCGCCACGAGCACCGCGAGCGAGTCGAAGCAATTCTTTGATCTGCGCGGCTTGCCTTCGCCCATCGCGAGGCGCGCAACAGAGTAATAATTGTTGTCGTCAATTCTCTTGTCGATCAGTAGCCGCTGATTGGCCGTTGCAAGCCAAGGCTGCCCAGCCCAGGCGTCAGCTGTGACACCATTCGGATCGCCACGAAAGCAAGCAATCCAGCCGTAAATGCCGGCGCCAAGTGGGCCGTAAACGGCCTCGAGAAATTCTGAATTTGTAACCATGCCCGCCCCCGCGGAAAATTATTTCGGCAGGTTGACGAGATCGCCAAGGCGCAGCTTGATGCGTTCCTTTTTTGCGTGTTCAAGAATTGCGGCCCAGTGCCGCTGCGGGACGTGCCCACCCGTGCCGCGCTTTTCCGGCGGCATCATCCAGCGCGATACGGCGCTTGGATTAAGTTGCAAGACGCGTGCGGTAGCACGCACGCCGCCTAATTTGGCGACGACTTCTTTGGCTGGAGATAGTTGCGACATGGATTGTTTTTCTCGGTGGTGGGTTGCGAGTTGTGGCGGAAGGTGCAATACTGATGTGGAATTGTCAACACACTGTTGACAGGCAAACGAGGTAACGAGGCAAACATGACTGCTCAGAAGGTGAATACGAAATGGTTCCGCGAACGGCTCGCCGAGCGCGACATGTCGATGCGCCGGCTGGCGAAGCTGCTCGAGCTCGACCCGAGCGCGGTTTCTTTGATGCTGCGCGGCAAGCGCACGATGACCGCCGACGAGGCAAACCGTATCAGCGGCCTGCTCACGGTCCCGGTTACCGAGGTTCTGGCGCAGGCCGGCGTACCGATTGAAGAGGACGCGCGCAGCTTCCCGGTCAAGGCCTGGGTCGACGCCCGCGGCGCACTGCACACGATCGCGGCCAAGAACGCCAGGCGCGTGACGGCGCCGCGCGACGTGCCAGGCGCCGGGCTTGCGGTACAGATCCGAGCCGCGGATCTCGCGAGCGACGGCTGGGTGCTGTTCTCGGGTGCGTTCGACAGCCGCGTCGAGTCGTTTATCGACCGGCTTTGCATCGTCGAGCTCGCGGGAAACGGCCACATGGTCGGCACGCTCAAGCGCGGCTACGACGACGAGAAGTTCAACCTGGTGCCGTTTACTGGCGCGTCGGCGATCGACAACGCCGCCGTCAAAGCCGCGGCGCCGGTGTTGTGGATTCGCCCGGTATAACCGGGCCCTTTTGTCATATGTGTTGAGATATTCGCATTGTCCGGTTATATTCCCACCGCCCCCACCACGAGGCTCTCCAAATGACCGCAGAAAAACTCGCGGCAGAGTGGCTGCTCGCTAAGCGACAGGAACTCGAAGCCGCTTCACGCCGACTCGAAATCGAACAAGACCTGCTGAAGATGCTGCCACACAAAGAAGAAGGCAGCGCCACGACCACGCTCAGCAACGGGTTCCGTTTTAAGGCGACAGGCAAGCTCAGCTACAAAGCTGACGTAGACAAGCTGCTTGCACTGACGGCCGCCTGGCCCGAGAAGCCAGTCAAAACAAAAGTCGAAGCAGACGAGGCGCTGCTGCGGGCGATTCGTACCGATCGTCCAGATCTTTGGCGCCAGATTGCACCGGCGATCACCGTGAAGCCGGCAAAAACTTACATCGTTATCGAGGAACCTGCGAATGGCCTTTGATCTCAAAAGCATCAAGAAGAACACGTCGATTGCCGCGCCGCGCGTGCTCGTGTATGGCGTTGAAGGTATCGGCAAATCGACTTTTGCTGCAGGCGCACCTAACCCAGTATTCATTCAGACTGAAGACGGTTTAGGTTCGCTCGCCGTAGATCATTTTCCGATTGCGACTTCGGTCACGGATGTGCTGGAAGCCGTTGGCACACTTTTCACGAACGATCACTCGTTCAAGTCGGTTGTAATTGATTCGTTAGATTGGCTCGAGACGCTGATCTGGCGCGACATCGAAAGCAGCTACGACGCGAAAGACTTAGCCTACGGAAAAGGCGCGATGATAGCTGCTGATAAGTGGCGCGAAATTCTGGATGGCCTGACTGCCCTGCGCAACGAGCGCGGGATGGCCGTCGTGCTAATCGCGCACACGGAAATCAAGCGATTCGATTCACCTGAGACCGAGCCTTACGATCGGTATCAGCCGAAACTGCAGGCCCGCTCAAGCGCGCTTGTGCGCGAATGGTGCGATGCAGTGCTTTTCGCCAACTACAAAACACTAATCAAAAAGGACGACGTTGGTTTCAATAAAACTGTTTCGCGTGGGATCACGACGGGCGAGCGTTTGCTCTTCACGTCAGAGCGCCCCGCATACATGGCAAAGAATCGATATGGCCTGCCTGAGAGCATCCCGCTCTCCTGGGAGGCCTTCGAGTCCGCAATCGCAAACTAAACACTGTCGGGAGCAAAAACATGCCTTCATTCCAATTCGATGCCGCCACCCACGTCGCACCGCCGGCCCCTAGCCGGGAGCCGTTGCCGCGGGGGATGTACCAGGTCATCGTCATTGAGTCCGCTATCAAGCCAACTCTGGCTGGCACGGGCGAGTACATCGAGCTCACGCTGCAAGTGGTCGACGGCGAGTTCGCCGGCCGCCGCGTGTGGGACCGCTTGAACGTCAACAACCCAAACAAAACCGCCGAGGACATCGCCAAGCGCCAGCTGCAGGAGCTCTGCCTGGCCGCCAGCGTGGCGAACCTCACCGAAACTGAGCAGCTGCACGACATTCCGGTGCTCGCCGAGATCGACCTCGACCGCAAGGACCAGTCACGCAACCGCGTGATGGGGTACCAGGCGATCGGCGGCTCCAAACCTGTTGCCTCCCAGGCTGCGCGACCGGCAACCGCCAGCCCCCCCAATGCCAAACCGGCCGCGCGGCCCTGGGAGCGCAAGTAATGCCGCAAATTCCTGCGAGTCAGCACACCACCGGGGAGGCCGTCATTCGGTGGCGTGGTGCGCAATCGCAGGAACATCGCGAGCACTTGGGCGCGTCGCTGATCGGCCATGCATGCGACCGCCACATCTGGTACTCGTTCCGGTGGGCAAAGATGCCCACATGGGACGGGCGGATGCTGCGCCTCTTCGACCGCGGCAAGCGTGAGGAGGCAGTCGTTGCCGAGGAGCTGCGCGCCATTGGCGTTGAGCTTCATACGCACGACGGCGACAAGCAGATCGAGTGTCGCGACGACAGCGGCCACTTTGGCGGCTCCGTCGACGGCATCGGTCGTGGCTTCCCCGAGGCGCCCAAGTCCTGGGCGATCCTCGAGGTGAAGACGCACAGCGCGAAGAGCTTCACCGACATGAAGAAGCTCGGCGTCGCTGAAAGCAAGCCGCAGCACTACGCGCAGATGCAGTCGTACATGGGCCTGCTCGGTATCGATCGCGCGTTGTACTTTGCCGTGAACAAAGACAACGACGAGATATATACCGAGTGGGTGCATTTTGACGAGGACGCGTTCAAGGCGATGCAGGACCGCGCCAGGCGCATCATCAGCGCCAAGGAGCCGCCCGCTAAGCTCTCGGATGATCCTGCGCACTGGCAGTGCAAGGGCTGCTCGTTCTACTCGCTGTGCCACGAGCAGAAGGTCGCTGAGGTTAGTTGTCGAACGTGTTGCCATGCGTCACCTGTTGAGAGTGGAGCATGGCGCTGCGAACTTCACAGTGCGGAAAGACACAAAGGAGCGCAACGCGAGGCGTGCGACTCGCATTTGTTCATACCGCAGCTCGTGCCGTTCGGTGAGCCGATAGACGGCGGCGAGAACTACATTGAGTACCAGCACAAGCAAACCGGGCGCGTGTTCAAAAACGGCCCCGGTGGCTACTTGAGCAAAGAACTCGCGGTAAGCGTCGCCGAGATCGTGACCGATCCGACGGTCGAAGCGTTGCGCAGCAAGTTCAAAGCGACGGTCACCGAGTCATCGAGCACACCCCGCCGCGGCCGTGGCGCAAAGGTGGATCTATCGAAGTTTCCAAAAGCAAACGAGCCGTTCGTCGATGACGATCTGGACTCAGTGAATTGGACAGGGGAAAAGAAATGATGGTCGAAGAGTTTGATCTAGTGAAACGGCCGGCGCACTACGCGTCGACAGAGATCGAGTGTATCGACGCTATTCGCGCACAGCTGACGGTGTCCGAGTTTCGCGGATTCCTGCGCGGCCAGGTCGCCAAGTACAACTGGCGGCTCGGCTCAAAGGATTCGTTCGATCAGGACGCAGGAAAGCTGCTGTGGTACGCAACGTGGCTTGCCGGGAAAGACCCGCGTGAAGTCCAGTAAACCGCGCCCAAAACATCCGTGGCGCTCAACGTGGAGTGTTCGCAATGAAAAACTCAATCGAGACAATAGTGACCGCAGTCGTGTACACGGCGGTGATTCTGGGCAGCTGGGTGCTGGTAGCACTGGCCTCGGGAGTGTTCGTCGGCATCGCCCGCAAGGCCTATAACTGGGTCGTGTGATGGGCGGCCGCATGTCACGCAACAAGGGAGCTGCTGCCGAGCGCGAGCTTGCTGCGATCCTCTCTGACGAGCTCGGCTTTGTCGTCAAGCGCAAGCTCGGGCAGGCTCGAGACTCGGGCGATGACATACAGGTCGGCAAGTTCCGTATCGAGGCCAAACGTCGCGAGACGCTCGCCCTGCCCGCTTGGTGCCGGCAGATCGAGGAGCACTGCCAGCCGGGGGAGGTGCCGATCGTGGCCTACCGCCAGAACGGCCAGCCGTGGCGCATCGTGATGAAACTAGAGGACTTTTTGCCGCTGATGCGGGGCGAGTTGACTGATGGCTGAAGTGTTGAGAGAATCTCATCATCAAGTGCTAACCACACTCGATGACGCGGCGGGCCAGCTCGGTGTTAGCGTAAAGACGCTCCGACGACTGGTCGACAGGCGCGCAGTGCCGGCTTACAGGTTCGGCAAGGCGATCCGAGTCAATGTCGCGGAGGTTCTCCAAGCAACTAAACAGGAACCCAGCAAACCATGTCCATCAAGAAACGCGGCAACACCTGGCATATCGATATCGCGCTCCCGACCGGGGGCCGACTCCGGCAATCTGCTCAGACTTCTGATCGCAAAGCAGCGCAGGAACTCCACGACCAGCTGAAGGCGCAGCTCTGGCGCCAAGAGCAGCTCGGCGAGAAGCCGCTGCGCTCGTTCGACGAGGCGGCCGATAAGTGGGAGCTCGAGCACGCCGACGACAAGGCGATCGAGGACTACAAGCACCACCTCAAATTTTGGCGGCAGGCCTTCGCCGGCATGGCGCTGACCGAGATCACCCGCTCCAACGCCGCCGAGGCAATCGAGGCGCTCGTCACTCGCAAGAAGAAACTTGCGAGCGCCGGCACCAAGATGAACTACGTCATCACGCTACGCTCGGTGCTCAACACTGCGCTCAAAGATTGGGAGTGGATCGACCAGGTGCCGACGCTCAAGACGTACGGCGACAAGCAAAAGCGAAAGATGTCGATCGCGACGCCCGCCCAGGCGAAGGCGCTCATGGCCGTGCTGCCCGAGCAGCTGCGCGCTCCGATCGCGTTCGCGTTTATGACCGGGCTGCGCAAGTCGAACGTGTTCGGGCTTGCCTGGGACCGGGTCGACCTTGAGCGCTCGATTGCGTGGGTGCAGCCGATCGACACCAAAGCCGAGAACCTGATCGTGTGCCCGCTGAACTCGGCCGCCAAGGCGCTGCTCGAGGCTCAGCCGCGGGTGGCGGGCGAGAATCGGGTGTTCCCGGTCGAACCGCCGTGCTGGCATCAGTGGAACCGCTACACCAAGCGAGCCGGGCTGCCAGCCGGGTTTCGGTTCCACGACATCCGGCACAGCTTCGCCAGCTGGCTTGCCCTGGACGGGACCGATCGCAAGACGCTGCAGGAGCTTGGCGGGTGGAAGTCGCCGCAGATGCTCGAGACGTATGTGCACCTTCCGACCGAGCACTTGGTGCAGGCGTCCGAGAAGCTCGCGGCACGCCTTCACTAAGTCACGGCACAATTACGGCACAATCGTCTTTTTCTTAGCCCCAGGCACCGCTCGTAAGTGCCTGATTTAGTTGGTAGCGGGGGTAGGATTTGAACCTACGACCTTCGGGTTATGAGAAGGTACCAGCCCCCAGACAAATCAGCAAGTTGCTGATTTTCTTGGACTGCGTTGGTCCCCGCTACCCCTCTTTTTCCCAATCCACGGCACAAATACGGCACAACACGTCACGCCGCCTTTTTGCCGACGCGCTGCCCGCGGAACCAGGCGTCGCCGTCGTGGACCACGCACAGCTCAGGCTCAAGCAGCCGCCCCTTGTGGTACGTCAGCACGACGAACCCTGACGCCCAGTTGAGCGGCCCGGCCTCCGTATAGGCGAACTGGGGCCCTTTCGCCTCCGCGAGGCTCCCAGTGTCCACCCCGTACCGACGGCCCCTGTAATCGCCCCAGGGTGTGTATTGGAGCTTGTGCAGGTGGCCGTGCACATAGTGCACCCCCGACTTAAGCGTCGAGTTGTACGCGGCGTGGATTCCGCCGCCGACCGGCCGGTGCCGGATCACGGTCCAGCCATCCGTGCCGCCGTTGAGGTGCACCGCCCACCCGGCGCGCCAGCGCGGCAGGTAGTCGATCAGGGTCGCGCCAGACATCTCCTCGAGCTCGGGCGCGTTCGCTGCCAGGTAGTTCTCAAACCGCGCGTCGTGGTTGCCAATCGTGCGAATGAGCTGTGCCTTGCCGGCCGCCCGCTCAATCTCCGCGCACCGATCCTGCACCGCGTGCAGCTCGTCCTTTAGGTGAGGCTGCTTCTCCCACATGATGCGCGGATGGCGCGAGATCTTGGCGCCGTCGAGGATGTCGCCGTTGAGGATCACCGCAGCCGGCTTTAGTTCCTTGGCGAGCTGGCAGAAAGCTTGGTGTGCCGGCGTCACGAGGCCGGGCCAGTAATGCGCGTCAGAGCCGACCAGCACGACGCCGTCTTTGACTGCGAGCGGCATCTCGCGCTCGTAGTCGCGGGCGCGGGCCGCGGCAGTTGCCTGCAGCGCCTGGCGGAGCTTGCCGTTTCGGCCGCCGCTCAGCCTTTGGTTATCGCTCTCGAGCACGACGCCATACTTAGCCTCGATGGTTTTGCGGCGGCTATGCACGTTACGCGCATCGACGCCGATCGCTCGCGCGACCTTGGTAGGCTCTCGATACGTTTGCCAAATTTGTATGAATTCCTGGTCGGATACCTTTGCTGCCGGCATCTACTCCTCGAACGTCGTTAACGCTTGCTGTAGAAGAAGTCCGAGCTGATCGACGAACACTTCGTCGTGGCTCAATTCGTGCGACATGTGATCGAGCATCGCGTGCACGAGCTCGTGAGTGAACACGGCCTGCAGCTGCGTCTCGATGGGGTTTGACAGCAGGTCGATGCGGAGCTTCTCAGGCTCCCACATTCCGACCACGCCCTTGCCGTGGCGCCATTTCGACCGCGGCAGGATGCGCACCGTGATGACATGCCCAAGTAGCTGGAAGCGCTTGGGGATGCCGGTGCGCTTCATAACAGCGCGGCCTCAGCCTTTCGCCGGCGCACTAGGCCGGGCAACACTCGCCCGCCGCCTCGTACCCAGCGCATGAGCTGCTCTTTCGCGCCCTGCCAATCACCCTGATTGATTCGTCGACGCAGCGTGCTTGTCTGCAGGCGCCCGACGCCGAGGTTGTACGCAAAGTCGACAACCGCGTTGAGTGCCTGCGGGTGCGAGATCAACGACGGGCACGCGCGCAGCACGCCTGGCAAGAACTCACGCTCGAGCTGCCAGCGAAGGATGTCTTCCGCCTCGGTGCGCGTGATTGGCGGATCGTCGAGCTTTACCTTTCGCCCGTCGGGGTAGCGCGTGCTGCCATAGCCGATCGTTTCGACTCCGGCCGGGCACAAGTAGCTCTTGCTTCGGAAGCCTTCAAACTCCTTGCACAATGTGGTGGCGAGCTCGAGATCCATCACAAGCCTCGACGCGAGAGAGTCCTATCAAGGAACCAGTAGTTAAGCGTGCCGGCAACGAGCGCTGCGAAGTCCGCGGTCATCATCGCCTTGAACACTTCGATTGGCGCTGAGCCTGCATACGAAGCGTTGTACGCATACCAGACGTGCACGAACGACCAGATGAAGAGCACCCAGTAGGTGATCACCGGGCGCACGCTCGCGGAGAGCGCTGCCGCCCAGCCGCCCGCGGCCTTGGTCATTTCGGTCTGCTGCTCGATCGCTGACTTGAACGCGCCGATCACGCCGACATCGAGGTCGGCCTGGTGCTGAGCGCGGATCTCGGCCATCTTCTGCGCGCCGCGCTGCGCCTCGAGCTTGCACTGCTCTTGGAACATTGCGAGCTCGTGCGTGCGCTCGTTCTTCCGGTCAAACGCTTTCAGAAACTCCGGCACTAGGCGGAAGACGCCGCCCAGCACGGAGCCGACAACGCCACCGCCCAGCATCTCAATCATTTCAAAACTTCCCGTCCTGACACGAACATGAAAACGCCGACAGTTGCGACGCCGATAATCCAGATGATTTTCTGCGCGACTGATTTGCCGATCTGCGAATAGACCTTCTCAATGGCCTTATCCGCAGCACGTTCAGCGATATGCTCAATTTCGGCTTCTGTCAGCTTGTCGGTCATCTCATCAGCCCTCTATTGCGTTACTGTCACCGCCTTTGCGTTTTCTCAACACTCAGCCCACAACCCACGGCAGCGGCTTGCTGACGACGGGCGGGTTAATTCTTTCGTTTAACTCGAGCCGCACGTTTGCTTCCACACCGGCCTTATCGACGCCGTTGGCGTAGCACCAGCTCAGCACCTGCGCTTCCGTAAGCTGATCGTACGGAGTGAACGTCGAACCAGGTGCCGCGAATGAAGCGGTGCCGTAGTTGCTCAGATAGATGTCGCCAGACTCTCCGACGCAACGCCACGCTGCCGTCACGACAACGTCGGTGTGGGAGCCTTGCTGCGGCTTGACGGTCAAGCTTTCGATTTTCCAAGTAATCACGCTGGTACCTCCGCGCTTTCAATCCAAGATAAAGTTGCTTCGTCCCAGTGATACATCTTTCCGTCGTCGGGATATGGCACTGGCGCGTACCACTGCGCTGTTTCTTCATTGAGCAGCCAAGACGGAAACGGAGAGGGAGGCACAAACGCGTCAAGGTCTTCGCGGTAGGTGAAGCCGATCCCCGCGTAGTTTTTGCGCATGTTCCGGTTGTATGACGTTTGCTTCCACACCGTGTCTGCGCCAAAGAGCGACTGACAAAACTCCACGCCGCGCTGCTCTGACTCAACGCCGTTCTCGTCAAGCAATTCCGCATTCGCCACGACGATAACCTGCGTGACGACGTTGTTTTCATCAAGCTGTGCAAAGTGAGCCATGCAGATACCTTAGAAAGTGATCGAGCCGGAGCCGGTGAACTTGTACGTGCGGTAGCCGCCCGAAACAGTCACTGTCGGAGAGCCGGTCGTTGAGACGGCAGCCGGATACGTGCTGGCATAACGAATGATGACTATGCCGGAGCCACCGCCACCGCCTTCGGTGCCGCTGTTGGCCGTGCCACCGCCGCCGCCACCGCCGCCGCTGCCTGTGTTGGCAAATGCAGCACCGCCGCTCTCGTCGGCAGCACCGCCGTGGCCTCCCGTTGGAATGCCAGGAGTGCCGCCAGAGGATGTTCCACCGGCACCGCCACCCGCAGCGTACGTCACGCCGTCGAACGTCAAGCCAGCGCCGCCGTTACCGCCGCCGCCGGAGCCGTTGTGATTGCCACCGGCACCGCCCGCGCCACCGCCACCGCCGCCTGCGGAGTAACTGCCAATGTTGTACAGGCCAGTGCCGCCTGCGTTTCCTTGACCGGAAGTTCCGGCTGCGCCGCCTTGCCCGCCCAAGTCCTGATAACCCGCGCCACCGCCGCCCGATCCGCCGGTTAACGCGTTGCCGTTCCAGCCCGCGCCACCACCCCCGCCCGTTGAGGTAATTGTCGATGACCCGGAGATAGACGAGTTAGAGCCTGAGTTGCCGCGAGCATACACACCAGCGTAGGAGCCGCCAGCGCCGACCGTGACCGTGATTGCTGACCCTGCAACGACGGCAAACCCAGTTGCCGTACGATAGCCGCCACCACCACCGCCACCTGCCGTCGCCCAAGTTGATCCTGCGCCACCGCCACCACCACCGCCTGCCACAACAAGATATTCGATAGACGGCGTGACGGCAGACTTGCCCCACAAGTTGCTCATCGAGATAGCACCAGACGGCACGCCTGCGAGCGTGCGAACGGCTGTTTCTCCAAGCGATGTAGTGGCGTTAGCCGCCCGGCTAAGTTCGACGGCAACCTGAGACAGAGAAATTTGTCCTGACGTTGGGAGTGTCATTACTTCGCCGCCTTCAAAGCCTCAACTTCAGCCTTCAACTCCTTAATCGCCTCGATGAGCAACGGCACCAATCGCTCGTAGCGAACGGTCTTGTAATGCTCACCCGACTTAGAGACTTTGTTCCCGCTCTCATCGACGGTTAAGTCGAACGGCGCAGCAGTGACGACATGCGGCAGCACTGCCTCAACTTCTTGAGCGGAGACACCAACCTGCTCTGCGTCGCTGTCGTAGCCGTACTTCTTCGCCGTCTCGTTCTCGACGTAGACGTAGCCGTTCAGCTTCGACACCTTGTCCAAGGCGTTGGTAATAGTTCCCTTAAAGTCCTTCAGACGAGCGTCGGAGTAGTAGGCCGTGATGTTGCCCGTGGCATAAATTCCGCCTGCGCCAGGGTCTGCCGCTGTCCCAACGCTTAATCCAGCGTTAACAGTTACTCTGGTCGTTGCGTTTTGCTGAAGCGCGATTGATGATCCATTTACGAACAGCGACTGGTATGCAGTGTTATTTCCAAGCGCCGCATCTAAGCAAACAGCGCCAGAACCACGCTCGCGCATCAAAAGTCTTTGGTTTGATCCAACCAGTACGTCAAGTTTGCAGGTAGGTGTTGTTCCAATACCGACGTTGCCGGAGGAGTCAATACGCATCCGTTCGGTGTTGCTCGTACCAAGAAGCAATGCGTTTGCGTCAGTTGCGTAAACTTGAAGATCGCTGTTTTCTGACGATATTTTTGCAACGCCAGCGGAACTACGCGCAGCAAAATGGATTCTTTCGGTGCCGGTGGTGTTAGTAAATCTGGCGTTTTCTCCAGATGTTACCGTCACCATAAACCTAGAGTTAGGCGAAGCCGTCCCAATACCGACGTTGCCCGACGAGTCGATGCGCATACGCTCTGCGCTGTTAGTCGCAAAGCGCAGATAGCCATTGCGCGACTGCCAGACATCCATGTTGGTACCGTCGTGCAGGATGTATCCGGCCGCGGTGCCGCCGACGCCCATGCCGTAGATAGCCTGGGAAGAACCCTGCACTTCTACGATGCCGCGGTTAGCCGTTGGAAAGAGCTCGTTAACTCCGCCAACCAACAGGCTACCGTTGGCGTTTAGGGTCATCGCCTGCGTATATGTAATCGTGTTGCCTGCGGTGCCCGTCGGCGCGGTATACCAGACATGAGCGTTGCCACTAATAGCGTACTTTCCTGCGGTGCTGCTGTTTTTGTATATGTCTACAGCAGACCCGTTGATGTACGCGTTATTGGCAACCTCAGTCCACGCAGCGCGCGCAGTAATCGATCCGTAATTTCCTGCGCCGCCGAAGTCGATGCCTTTCTGATATGACACCCACGCGCTAGGCGTAACGCCGACACCGACGTTACCGCTGTCGTCGATCACAGCTCCGCTGTTTTGAATGACCTTGCCCGTCGTGCCGTCGTACCGTGCAATCGCGTTGTCAGTGGCAGAGGCCGGGCCTTGTACATACGTCGTCGCCGGCAGGTACGAGGCAAGCCACGCAGAGCCGCTGTAGACGCGCATCTCGTTGGCGGCGGTGTTGAAGTACAACGCGCCAGTGATGAGCGGGTTGCCGTCGTTGTCCACGGTCGGATCAGACGCCTTCGCGCCAAGGTACCGATCATCGAACGAGTCGAAAGACGCAGCCGCCGCGTTAGCAGACGACAAGGCGTTGTTCTCAGATGTCAGCGCATTAGACGCACTAGTCGAGGCAGCAGACGCGCTAGACGCAGCAGCAGCAGCAGACGCCGCCGCCGAAGTCGTGCTGCCAAAGATGCTATCGACCTGGGCGATGGTGTAGGCATCCGAGATGCCGTAACCAGCCAGCGTCGTCGGGTTGGTGCCTCCCGTCACGCGCCCGTACGCGTCGACCGTCACCGACTTGTAGGTGTTAGCAGCAACGCCCGTCGTTGCCAGATCGATGTCGTCCGCGTTGACGACGATGCGCGAGGCAGACGCCGTGCCGACGTTGAGCGTGTTGCCAGTCTTGGTAAGACCCGCGCCAGCAGTAATCTGCCCTGCGCCGGAGAACTGCACCCAGGTGACAGCCGTCACGCCAAGTGTGCCACCCGGTGATATCGAGCAGACCCAGCCGCTGTCGTCGTTGGTCGTACCGCCTTCGACAAACACAAACGCCGAGACAAGCTCGTCCCAAGTGTTTGCGTCACTCGAGCGACTCCACGTGCCAGCCGCAGCGACGTAGATGCCGTTTTCGGCAGCAGCCGTCTGGTTCTTCACCAACACGCGCTGGCCGGCCGTAACGGCGACGCCGTCGATGGTCTGAGTACCAGACAGCGCGATGTTGGCCGTCGTCGCCGCGACGCACGACGCCTTGGCATCTAAGCCCTGCGCCACTTGGTCGACGTATGCCTTGTTGGCGGCATCGCTGTCGGCAGTCGGCGCAACGAGGTTGGAGATGACTCCGCTCGTCATGTCGAGGTTGCCGTTTATCGTGACGTTGTTGAACGTCGAGGTTCCGCTTACGGCGGTGACGTTACCCGCCACATCGCCCGTCACGTTGCCGGTGACGTTACCCGTCACGTTACCCGTGACGTTGCCGGTCAAAGTGCCAGTGATGCCGCTGTTGGCGTTGACGGTCGTGAAGTTACCCGCCGCGCGGTTCACAGCACCAATCGTCACGCCATTGATCGTACCGCCCGTCGCGGTGATGGCATCGCCCAGCGAGGCCGCGCCAGTGACGGTGAGGTTGGTGAAGGTGCCAGCCGCAGGCGTCGTGCCGCCAATGGCGGTGTTGTTGATCGTGCCACCCGTAATCGTGGCGTTGCCATAAACCCCACCCGTCGCGGTAATCGCACCAGTAACGGCCAAAGTTCCGCTGAGTGTGGTGTTTCCAGTCACCCCCAACGTGCCGCCGACGGTCGTGTTGCCGGTGACGCCAAGAGTGCCGGAGAGGGTCGTGTTGCCCGTGACGCCGAGGGTGCCACCAACAGTGACGTTGCCTTGGGCGGTCAGCGTGCGGCCGGTTGGAATCAAGACGCCGTTGGCGCTGTACTGCAGGACGCGGGTGCCGAGGACGGTGCCCCAAAACTCGCCGCTGCCGCTGCGGTAGAAACCGCTCGAGGTCTCGTTAAGCCAGGAGATGCCGGGCGTAGCCTGAGCGCCGTCAGCCAGGCGGAACGGCGCGAGCATGCCGCCCTCGCCCGTACGCGACAGGGAGTCGGTGAGCTCGGTAGCTATGTCCTCAAGCGTGGTATTTGCCCAGTCCGCTTCGATGACTGTACCCGGCTCAACCGGGTTGCCAGAGGGCAGCGTGTATACACCAGATCCATTTCTAGGCATTACCGTCTCCTATCAATTCGCGGCCGTGCTGGCACTGCCACGCAGCATGTTCAAAAGTACGCTCTGCTCAGGCGACAACGGCTGACCCGATCGCTCAAGCCGCTCCAGGATCTGCAGCAGCTCGTCAGGGTTCTGCAGCGCCTCCGCCAACGCCCGGTCGCGATTGCGCGCCGCCACGTCTTTAAGCGCCGACAATCCAAGCCGTGCCGCCCAGGTGGGAGCTCCTGCCGCCCCCGCGATTGCGTCGCCGACCTGGCCTGCCGCTTCGGCAGCGATCGTGTCGCTCGCGGTGTTGCTACCACCACCTGCTGTCGCTGTCTTCGCAACACGCTGGGTGATATTTTGCCGTCGAAGCGCTTCAAGTACCACATTCAGCCGAGCCTCAGCGCGAGGCGAGAGCTGCGAAGCGCCGGCCTTGTCTCGAGCGCGACTCATTGCACGCCCGAGCCCTGCCTCCGTGATCTTTGGAATATCGCCAGCGGCGTCGGCAGCGACGCCCAAGACACGGCCCGTTGCCGGGTCGTAGAACGCGGCGCGCACGCGGCCCGCGGCCTTGCTCGCATCGACCATGCGCGAGCGGCGCGCGTAGGTGTCGACCACTGTTTGCCACTTGCCGTCGGTCGCGCGGTTGAGGATGTCGTCGACCTGGCCCATCGTCGCAAGACGTGCGGCCGAATCGCGAGGCGCCGCCGACAGCGCGTTCGGGTTCATGGGATTAAACCGAGCACTGAGGTTGGCGCGGATTTGCTGCAAGTGCGCCGGGGTGTACTCGGCGCCGGCCGCCGTGACGCGATCGATATCGTCCGAGATCGCCTTCAGCATGCCGCGCACGGTCGGGTTGCTTGCCTCTGCCCCCAGCATCGCGTCGTCGAGGAAGTTACGGAACTGAGCGAGGTCGCCGGCGAACTGGCCGAGGTCAGCTCCCTGCTGAGCGTCAGCCCAGTTTTCATTCCAGAGCCGCGAGCGCGTCGCGCGGCGAGAGGCGAGCACGTCCGCGTCGCGCGTGGCGCGGCCAACCTCGTCCGCAACCGTGCGAGCCTGGTTGAGGTCGAAGTCGTACCAATTGGAGGCGTCTCGAGCGCGGCTGCCACGCTCCAGGCGGGCAAGATCCGCGCTGTCGAGCTGTGCCGCCGTAGAGAGCGGGATCGGGCTTTGAGTGCGATTGCCGCGCAGCTGCGACAGCGTGCGCCGCAATACGCTCTGGCGAGCCGCTGCGTCCGCGCCCTCACCGGCGAGCTCATCAACGACGCGCTCAGCCGCGCGGTCGCCACCGCCAGAGGCGGTCGTGACCCGGCGTATGGAGTTGACGCCAAGCCCCGCCAACGGGAGCAGGGTTCCGTAACCCGCCCCCTCAAGGGCGTTCTGCGTGGCGCTTTCGCCTTCCGCAGTCGGCCGTAGAGCCCCGTACGTTCCGCCTGCGAGCAGCGAGTCACCAACCAGGCCTGCGCCACCGAGGCGCGCCGTGGTCGTCGCTGCAGGCGCCAACGTGCGCCCCGTGCGAAATGCTTGATACGCACGCGGCAAGAAGGTGCCAGCGCGAGCCGCGGTGTTGGCGAATGCGCCGACCGGGATCGCCAGCGTCGGAGCGATGTTGCCGGCGACCTGAGAAACCTTTCCACCAGCGGTGTTAGCCGCCAGCGTCTCCGCTAGCGCACGTTCGTCGGCGACCCGCTTACGCATCTGCGCTTGGCTATCGTCGCTGCCGAACATATCCGTCAGTCGCTGCTGAGCGCCTGTTAGCAGCTCCTGCGCTCCGGCGCCTACATTAAGCAGTGTCTTTGGCAGCCAAGACATTTCTTTGAGCTTGGCTCCGGCCATGCTCTGCATCGTGTTGCGACGCCACTCGTCGGTGAGCTTTGGCGCGTCGTACTTCTGTAGCATTCGCGTCAGCTCATCTCGAGTGATCCCGTCTGGTACTCCCTCGACGATCGTGCCGTCAGGCATTTCGACATCGATTGGCATTACTGCAGATCCTCATACCGTACGCGACGATTGCCGCTCGCAGGCTGCCCACCGCCACGGTATGCCGGGTTGACGATGACAGCCGCAGGGTCTAGCCCTCGCGTCTGCGCGAGCTGCGTGTACTGCTGCGCGACCATGCCGATTTTTGCCTCGGCTGCGCGCTGATACAGCTGCGCGAGTGCATTGATCTGGTTGATCGCGTCGACGTTGAGCGGCTTTCCTTCAAGAAGGTTTGCCATCAGGTTTTTAGCTCGCCCCTCAAGCCCCTGCGCCTTCACGACGCGATCGAACTCGCCTTCGCGAACCACCGAGCCTGGGTCGAGGAACTTGTTGAGCAGAATCACAAGCGACTGCTGAGGAATTGCCGGGATAGCCTCCGGCCGACCGCCGTACGCGTTGATGATTTCCGAAATCTTGCGCGTCGCGTTGAGCTCGGTGCTGAGATCGCCCGTTGCTTTATCAAAATCGCCGCGCAGTTTGTCTTCTGCGCGCCACAAGCGCGCATCGTCGGCGCCGCTATTGGCACCGCGCATACCGGCAATCGCAAGCCGATTCGCGCGATCGGCTTCGGCCTGATCCTCGCGCGCAGCCTGCCCACTGTAAAGCTGGCCGAGCTGAAGGAAGCGCTCAGCCTGGCGATCCTGTGAGTAGGTCGGATCTTTGACGTACTCGCCAGTCGGGGTGATGTATCCGGCATTGCCAACTTTGAGCGGCTCCTGCGCAGCCATCGCCCGCTTCAAAAACTGAGCCTGCACCGGCTCGAATCGCCGACCGGCGTAGCCGGCCGCAAGCGCGTTGAGCATGGCGCCCTCGCCTTCCTGCGAGCGCTGCTTCGCGTACTGCTGCAAGCCTGACACGTCAGGATCGGCGGCGTACGCGTCAAGGCCACGGCGCGTGAAGTAATCAGCCATTCCGCGAGCTGAGCCAGGCAACACCGCATCGCCCTGCGGGGCGTTGTTGGTTAGCGTGCCGCCAACGCTCGTCCTCGCAGTTGCTCGAGGCAACATGCGCGGTGCAGCATTGCCCGCCACCTGGCGCCGCAAGAGCTCGTCGGGTGTAGCGAACGGGTCGCCTTGGAGCATCGATTCGTAAAAGTCCATGCTGCTCTCCGTCAGTAACCGCTCGAGTACCAGCCGCCGTATCGACTACGCATTTCCTCGTCGTCCTCGGGGATCGGCGCGCTAGGCGTCACCGCGTTGCCTGCGCGGCGCTGTGCCATGCGCTCCTGCAGTTTGCGGATCGCATCGCCCTGCGTCTTGTTGAACTCGCCGTACTGCTGGTCGACTTTGCCCTGAGCCTTGTTTGCCATGAACGCGTTGCCAAGCTGAGCCGCGTACTGCGTCCACGAGGGCGCGACGTAATGCTTGCCAACCATTTCGCCGGTCGGCGTCTGCATCGACTTCTCTCGCAGCGCGTCTACACGCGCCTGGCGGCGAGCGAGCTTTTCCTCGTCGGGCGACATAGCGCCCATCTGCAGCAGGTACTCGAGATAAAGATCGTCATTCATACGTCACCTCAAAAGCCGAACAAGCCGCCGCTTAAAGCACCGGCGCCGAGTGAGAACAATCCGCCCATCAAGTTGTTGGCGCCTGCCTGATTTGCGTTGTACTGCCCGAGCGCGGCGTCGTAACCCATCTGCGTTGCGCCGAGGATGTTTGGCGTCTCGGCGCGGCCAGAGGCGTTGAACGACGGCATCTGCGGCATTCCGACCTGCTGGCCGGTAAGCAGTGCGTTCATTTCGTTGAGCGACATGCCGCGGCGCTGCATCTGCTCGGCGATCGCCTGCTGACGCAGCTGGTTCATCTGGTTGGCGTACTGCTGGTTTAGCGCAAACTGCTGCTGTGCAGCCTGGTTCTGCGCCTGCATGCGGCCAATATCAAGTGCCGAGGCTTGCCCCAGCGCCTGGTTGCCAAACTGCGCCGCGGACAGGTTCTGCCCAAACGCCTGCTGGCTCGCCTGGTTGGCGAGGTTGGCTTGCCCCATGAGCTGCCCGTAAAGCTGCGACTGAGCCTGATTGGCAAAGTTACCGGCGCCCATCGCCTCGTTGATGGCCTGCTGTCGAGAGCCCATTTGCATTCCGTACAGGCGCTGCGCCTCGTTGCCTGCAACATCGAACGCGTTGTAGCGCTCTGCTGCCTGGCGCTGTGCAAGGTCATCAAGCGCGCGCTTGTAGCCTTCCGAGCCGAGCTTAAAGCCCTGATTGGAGAGCTGAGTCTCGAGCTGCTTGCGCGAGTAGTCCTGCTGCGGCTGCATACGCTCAATGAGCGACTGCGCAACCTGGTCGCGGTATCCGCTATCGATCTGTGGCAATGCGGGCGCATTACCAAAATTGACGCCCATCTGCGGGCCGCCAAAGTTAAAGCCGCCAACAGCGCCCTGCGGCGCGACATTGGTCTGCAAGCCCGGCACATAGTCGGCGAGCCCAGTCTGCAACTGAGCAGGCGTGCCGGCAGAGGTCATCGCCGGCAAGTTGTTCCAATCGAACGGCTGACCGTACTCCGAAGCGACGCGGTCCATGAAACCCGAAGCTAGGTCGCTGCGGCCCTGCTGCAGGCCAATCTGCGACTCAAGCGCTGACTGTAGCCCCGGCGCGAGCGTCGTGTTTTGCGTCCACTGCGTGACGTTTTGCCCCGTTGCCGGGTCAATTACGTTTTCGGTGCCCCATGTCGTCGAGCCAAACGGCGTGTTTTGCACAGGCCGATTGGCGTAGTTCTGCATGTTAAGCGCCTCTTTTGAGAGCTCACCCTGCAGCTGCGCAGCGCCAACGTAATCCGGCGGCGGCGGTGCTTTACCCTTACTCATTGCAACGTCTCCTTCAGATATCGGCAGTCTTCGCGGCGCATCTCAAGCAACACGCAATCAACCGTCTCTGCAATCTGCTTAAAGCCAATCTTTTTGTTGAACCGAATTGCCTTGTCAAAATCCTTTGGCGTCAAACCGTAAATTGCCTTCACGCCAATTGACTCAAACGGATACTCAAACGCAGCCTTCAACAAGCTCTTGCCCAACGAATGCGGCGTGTCGAACGCAACGTGAATAAAACAACTTTCTGGGGTCCACGAGCCAAACGCCACAGCGGCTGCAATCTCGCCGCTGTCGCGGATAGCCGCAATCGTCCGAAGGTCCGTGCTCCACGGAATTTGCGTTTGCTTTGTCATCCACTCCCAGATGATCGGCACTTCGCCCGGCTTGTCTGTCACCAGCTTCATCGCTAGACCAATTCCTGCAGCTCTTCAATCGTGATCGTTCCTTGCGGGTCGACGGCACCAACCATGTCGGCTAACGCAGCGAGCATCATCATTTCTCGAGACAAGCCAGTATCGATCCCGTATCCGCCGCTAGAGCGGCGAGAGTCGACGTAGACTTCTTCTTGCGGGATTTCTTCAATCGTCACCGTTGTCTCTGGCTCCGCCTCCATTTCTGCAGGAGTTGCGGCCGGGACAAGTGCGCTAAGCGTCTCGCGCAACGTCGACGGCTCTACATCTGGAACCTGCTCCACCGAAATTGCTACCTCGGGGTCTTGCTCTTGCGTTAAATCTGCCGGAGGCGCATCGATCAACTGCGCAAGCGTCTCGCGCACCGACGGCTCTACGTCGGGCACTTCTTGGTAAGTAATTGCTACTTCAGGATCGGCTTCCTCTGTAATTTCTGCCGGAGGCGCAACCACCGTCGGCATTGACGATGCAATCTCGTTTTCAATAAACGCCTGCACGTCGGGCTCTTCCATAACGGGTTCCGGCACGGACCGATCTGCAACCACTGGCTCCATGTCTCCAGGTGTGCCTTTCGCCATCACCATTCCGCCAGAGCCGTAGGCTGGACCTTTCATGTCCACGTCGGCGTCCGGCAAAATTGATGCAACGGCTGACGGTGCAGACGGCATCAATTGCTCGCGGTTCAACACATCGTTAGCGGTTTCAACGTATTCAACGCGATCTTTATTTGCATCAATTAAAGCGGCAACGGGATTGACGTACCCCGACTGCGGCGTCCATCGATCCGCTTGACGCGCAAACTGCTGAGCCAGAAACGTCTGGCGATCCTTTGGAGCAACTGCTTGAGTGGTCAGTCGCTGCGGATTTAATGCGCCACCCCCAAACCGTTGCCGGACGGCCAAAGGCGCGCCGCCAGAATTGTTCCAAGAAAGGTTTAGTGCCTGCGGACCTGCCCCAGCTTGAACGCTGTTGTAGTTGCCGCCGCCGCGTAGTGCGGCAATAAGGCCGCTTTTGTATCCTTCCGCCATTACATCACTCCACCGAGCTCGCTCATCGCGTGGAAGCTCGCAAACAAGGTTGTGCCGCCAAGGCCGCGGATGCGCATGCGCAACGCGCCGTAGTAACCGAGGCCGGTGACGCCGACCCAAATTTCGTATGTGTTGGAAGCGCTACCCCAGCGCGCCAGGTTCCACTCTGCGTCGTCCCACTCCGCGCGCTCTTCGCCGACAAACGACGGCGAGCCTGCAACGCTTTGAAATGAATACTGTGTATTGAGGCGCAGCTTTAGCGATGGAGGCTGACGCGCTAGGAATACGGGGCGTACCATCGTGAATCGCTTGAGTTGTCCAGGCGTGCCGAAGGCGTTGAAGGCGGTTTGAATCTCGCCCTCGACCGCTTCTCCGCCAGTGCCGTCAACGGCGACTTGATCAAGCTCGCCAACGAATGCTTTCGCGACGCGGTTGTCGTCAGTCGCGAAATACACCTCGCCGTTAAGAAGCGCCGCAGCCACCATCGGGATGTCGGTAAACGTGCACCATGCGCCGGTGTTTACGTTCATCGCGTACTGAACAAACCGCCCACTGATCTCTGGCGGCTTAATTACGAGCACGTCGCTGTCGGGCACCAGAAACAAATCCCACTGCACGTCGTCGCGGTACTCGCCAATAACCGGCGAAAGCAAAGACTGAATCTTCTGCGACGGCCCCGGCTGGATCTCGGAGAACTGCCCGTTGACCAGGCGCGACATCGGCACAAGGCCGAGCTCAGAGAGCAGCATCACATCGCCGCCAAAGTTAGTGAAGAATCGGCCGTACTTGGGAACCGGGCCGACGTACCAGACGCCCTTCAGACCAAACTTGGTCGGGTCCGACGGGTCGGTGCCTTGCCACACGCCAATATCGCCCTGGCTGCCCACGACGACCAGGTAGTCGTCAATACCGACGCCGGCGTCGAGCGTCCAGTTAACGAGGCCGCGGACATAGCCGCCGTTGCGCAAGATCGAGCCCATCGGGAACTCGGTTGCGGTGCCGGTGATCGCGTCCACGGTGTCGAGGTAGTAAACACTAGCGCTGTCCTTCACGGTGAACCACACACGGTTCTTCCACACGGCGACGCTCGTCGGATCTGCAGGAAGCCCGGTAACGGTCTGCTGCGTCCACGTCGCGCCGTCATACGTCCAGTACCCGGCGCCAGGCGACACGGCGAGCAAATACATGCCCGAGGTCGTCGCAAACTGCGTCGTGTTCCACACGTCATCGTCGCTGCCCGTCGCGAGCTGCGAAACGGCAGGCGGGTCTGTGGTTACGTCCCAGATGTCGCCGGCAGACGCCGCAAATACTTTGTTGTTTGCCGGATCTGGCGCGTTGTAGGAGAAGATCGATACGATCGGATCTTCGAGCGCAGCGGTGTGGTATTGCCAGCCTTTGCGCAGTTCGGAGCCCGTCTGCTTCGGAATGAAGTTGCGCATCACCAACGCGTCGGTGGGCGCCATGTTGCTGATAGGGTCGCGATAGTTAAGACCACCAACGGGCGCCGGTACCACAAACAGGTTAGACACCTGCGCGGCCGCGGAGCGCCGAGGCGCTTTCCACGTCTTGAGAGGTATTAGCGGCATCAGCCGACGCCGCCGTACCCAGTGTCGGGCGTGTTAGTCAGCGGCTGGATGTACGGGTATCGATAGGCGCGCACCATCGAAACGACACTCGCGCCCTTCTCATTTCCCTTCCGGTTTTCAAAGTTGACGTGGAAGTCGCGCATCGCCGCGCTCGAGTCGAGCCCCTTCATTTCAAGCCACTTCGCGCGAGCGAGCAGCGTGACGAGGTACGAGTCGAGCAGAATCACGTCACCGTTTTTGGTGGCGCGGTTCTTGTAAAGATCCGCGTTATCCTGGTCGCGCACCCATGCGACCGACTGGTAGTAAAACGAGAGGGTTTGGGCGGACGTGGGTGGCGACAGGATATAGAGCTTGTTCTCCCGCACCTGCCAATAAAATGACAGCGTCGGGAGAGTTTGACGGATCAGCAGCTGCTGCCAAAACTGCGGCGAGATAGGCCCAATGGCGGGCCACTGCTCGGTGCTATTCCACTGCGTCTGATCAACGAATTCGTAGAAGTCTTCCGGCAGATCAAACGCACGCTCCGATTGCCCGGCAGACTCTGCCTCAATCGACATCGTGTGAACTTTCTGCAGCTCCTGCCAGTCGTTCATCGACAGCAGATCGATGCCGGCCAAATTAACGGCCTGTACCATCTGCTGCACCGACGGATCGATAGAACCCGCCGGATCGGACGGGGTCGGATAGCTCACCAGCGCGGCGACGTTTTGGACAATCGCCGAAAGGGTGCTGTCGTTGACGATCTGGAAAGCCATCCGGTCTCCTTACTCTTCGGTGCCGCCCTTCTTCTTCGCGCCCATCATTTTGGTGATGGCCTCGATCTGGGCCTGTAGCTCTTCAATCTTGCTATCACGCGCCTTTAGCTCTTCGTTCATTTTCTCGATCGGAGCGTTGCCCTTAGCGAGCTCAATAAACGCCTTTGCGGCGCGCTTGTCTTCCTGGAATCCAAAGAACTTTTGCCCGAGGTTGTCGTTAGCATCGGCCAGCTGCTCTACGGTGTGCAGGCCAAAGAATTTGTATTCTTCAACCTTCGACGGCGTCATCTTTGGCAGCGACGAGAGCGGAGTGCCCTCGACGGCGTTACCGGCGCCGGCCTTCCATTTCTCATACTTGTCGGCAAACCGACGCGCGTCGATCGAATCGACCGGACGCTCGACGATGCTCAGCTTGTCGCCAGGCACCATGATTCGGATGTAGTCGGTTTCCTTGTAGATTGCGCGGCCTTCCTGCTGCGACAGCCCTGGCTGAAGCACAGGCTTGCGGAAAAACTGCACAAAAAGCTTTGCGTCACTTGAGAACCGATCCTCATCAAGGCCCGGTGCATCAGCGATCGCATTCCAATCTGTTGGCGTCGTGGTGGCATTCACTAACATGTGGTTTTCCTTTTTTGTGATCAAAGAAAAGCGGGGCCGAAGCCCCGCTCAGCATTAAGCTACGTTTGTCTCGTACTTGAAGTCGGTGCCGGGCGCCCCGCCGATACGAGAGCCGCCTAGGCTCACGTTATCCGCGCCGCGCAAACCGATACCTTCAACAGCCGCCCCGGTGTCCTGCGACGCATTGGTGTCAACGACGGCCGGATTGTTGGCGTTCACTGCTGCGCTGTAAGTCGCTGCCATATTCACTCTCCCAAAAAAGCCTTACCGAGCGAGGGGTCACCCCACCCGGTAAGGCAAGGGTGACCCCACCACGAGGTCATTAGTTCTGGATACGGCCCTGGAACTGAGCGCCCGAGCAAGTCATCGCGCCGGCCCACGCCAGGATCTGAACCTCGGCATCCTGGTTAATGGCGTAGCGACGGTTCGGGCTCAAAGAAACCATGTTCCGGTCGCGATGCGGACGGAGGAACAGGTACTTCGTGTTGAGCATGAAGCCGGTGTTGGCCGGGCAGTACCCGCCAATGCCGCCATCAAGGACGACATCCGCATCCATGAATTTCACGGTCGGGAAGCCGAGCGAGCCGGTGGCCGGATCGGTGAAGCGCTGCTGAGCCTGGAGCGAACCCATGTAGTACGACCAGTAGGTGTTGTCGAGAACGACAAGATCCGGCCGGTCAGAACCACGCACGAGCGAGGCCCAGAGGCTGTTCAACGCGCCCTGGATCGTCGAAGCCGACGGCGTCACGACAGCGGTCGAGAAGTCGTACAGCTTGGAGCGCCAGAACGTCCACGTCGCACGATCGATGCCACCGTAGGTGCCAGTGGTCGGGTCAGCAGGCACGGCGGCGTTGAGGCCGACGACTTCCTTACCGCCCGAGCCCGTGCCGTCGGAGTAGACCGACTGAGCGAGCTTGTTCGCCATCGTCGACTCAGCCACGTTGATGCGAGCCTCAAGGAGGTCGATGAACGCCTCGCGGCCGCTGTTCTGCAGCTGCTCAAGGCCAGAGATCACGACCGGGCAAGCGAGCTGCTTGATGCTGAACTCGGCGGCCGAGATCACATCCTGCGCAGCGACCGGCAACAGGTCGTAGCCCGAGTAGAACCCGGCGTTGCCGTTCTCAGCGAAAGACAGTTCCTGGAAGATGGACGAGCCACCGCCGAACGGCTTCACGTTGCCGCGCTGGTTGAGCTTGGCAAGCAGAGCGTTGTTCTTGGTGACGTTGTCAGCGATCTGACGAGTACGCGACTGAATCGTAGTCGCGATGATGTCCGTAACGGACGTATTTGCAAAAGCCATGTATGAAACTCCCACAAGAAAAAATGATTGGGGCTCATGCCCCACCCGTTTTCGTGTGGCCTACGCGAACCTGTTCAGTCCGGTATGTCGTAGGTGGGCGCTTGCGCGCTCCTCGAGCTTCGGTGGCTGGCGGTGCTGTTGGCACACCGGGGACGTGCATTGTTGCGAATGCAGCATCCCCGATGCGTTTATACCATCAGCGTGAGTTGGCTGCAATAGCCGCTTCGAT